TCAATCGCACACGAAAACGCATACTCGTTGCCAGCGATCCAGTCGCCGTAACGGTCCTCGGTCGCGACCAACTGCGACTCTGGGTTCAGCGTGATCACTGGCCGACGACTGGTGATGATTCCGTAACTGAATCCGCTCGCGGTCGACGGGTCTTCGAGGATCTTGATTTCGTTGCCAGCGTCGAACGTCACGTTCTCGACCTTTTGGGCCACGCTGTTGTAGGTCACGACTCCACTGCCGAACCGTAACGCGGCAGAAGTCGGATACGTTGGTGCAATCAACGTCTGATCCGTAACCGCTTGCCAGACGCCTTGAAACTCCCACTCAATCGTTACCATGCGTCCCGTCGGACAGACGATACGGAAGTTGCCAACCGCACCGGCAAGGAACTTTCTCCGACCGGCCTGGAATCCGCCAATCGTGACCGTTTTGACGTTGCTTCCTGGTGCCTCGGATCGCGGAGTGAACACTTGCGACGACTCGACATAACCGCACGCAGGAAACAGGACGCTTGCCCATGCTGGCAATGCGGAACCGTCCCAGCCGACGTCCGTTTTGAACGACACGCTTCCGCGTCGTGCCCCAGGCGATCCAACAAGATAGTCGAACGAACCCTGTGCTTGTCGCTCCTCGACTTCGATGTCAGCCTGAACCATCAGGTCGTAAGCGTTGAAAACGCCTTCGGCGGCGGTCAGCGATTCGGCTGTTCCGTTGGTCGATTCGACTTTGGCCGCCAGCGTTCGTAATCGTTTAAGAAGTGGCATCGTCTGCCTCCGTCGCGTTGATGGTGATTATTCCGTCGGTCTGTTTTGCGTTCGCAAACACGCTGCAAATCGCACCCGCTATCGCTGATCGTGTTGGCTCGTCCGCTTTGATTCGTATCCGGTAGTACCCGTCACCGTCGCTTTCAATCGAAACGCTACGCGGTCGGCAGTTATCCAGGTCGCCTTCGGTGATGTCGCAAATATTGACGATAAATCCGTTTTGTTGGTTGACTGTTGCTAACGTCTGCCTGACTTGATCAACCCCGAAGCCCGCAGCACGTTGACTCGCACTTTCTCGCGTATCTCCTTGCTCAGTCGCTTGTCCGCTTTGATCAAGATCGACTTGTCCATCTGGTTTTTTACGAACACTGCCCACGGCGACACTCCATGCAGTTTGACGATGGGCGTGCGACTTTTGCCTACACGCATGAAAGCATGACCGCCGAGCTTGCTCGCGATCTTTCCAGGCCTTGGCCCCATAAATGCGTGCGGCACTAACTGTTTTCCGCCGCCGCGTTTGATTTGGTATTCCACGCCGCGAGCGTTTTGCTTGGTGCCTTTGAATCGTTTAAGGCTTGGCCGACGCTCTGCATTGAGAATCGAAACGGCAGTCAAAGTTTTCTTGGTTGCGAAAACCAACTTGACGCCTTTCTTGATTTCCTTTTGCGTCACCGTGATTTCGCGGTTGATGTCTTTGGCTTTTTGCGATTGCACATATTTGGCGGTCTTGTTCACGGCAGAAGCCAACTGCCCTAGCATTTTGCCCTGAGCCTTGCCGAGAGAATTTCGCAACGCACGAATGTCGCTTCTGTCGACGGATAACGTCATCATGCCCGCACCTCGTATTGGTTTGTTTCCGATACGCGGTAGGTCACATTCAGCGGCACGTTCGCACCGTCGAAACTGCCATCGCTGTCGATTTGCTCAATGGCATCAAACTGCGAGTTGACCGCCAGCCCGCCAAAGTTGTACCAGTCGGCGTCTCGCGTTATGCAGTTGATAACGTCGGCGGTCATCGCGTTGATATAAGTATCAACGGCAGTCGGATCTAATTCGCTAGGGATGACATGACAACGAATGTTAAATCGAATGTCGAAAGCCATCGCAGGCGGATTACCTGGGTGGCTTAGTTCTTCGTTTCGTTCAGGATCGCTTTGGGTCAAAACGATCTGTAAGTTTTTCGGTGTCCATCCGCCCATTCGCTTCGCACGGATCACTTCCGATGCGACCGTTGTTGATGAACGTCCAGCGACGAGCCTTTGCAGACGGTCAAACAACGCCTCTGCAATTTTTTCGACAACTGGACGATCAGCAATTACCGGCACTCCAGCACCAACATCCCGTGATCTTGCGTGATCAACCGAGTGATGGTTTTTCGCTCGGCTGCTTTTCCGTCTCTCGGTGGCAAACTAATTTGATCGCCGCCTAAATCAAGTTCGTCGCTGCTGATTCCAACGGTGGAATCGTTTTCAACGTGAACTTCAAAAACAGGGAGGACGGTATCGCCATCCTCCCCCACAACCGCTATCTGCTCGCGAAACACGACCGCGCTAATAGACCGAGACGCACGCGGCGTTTGTCCGTAGTAGGCGTGTGGATAGTAGGTAACGGTTTCGGCAAATTCGTCTGTGTTGAGAAACACCGCCGAAACGTCAGCTTCGATTTGGCTTCTCAACGTCATAACTAAGCTCGTCGGCAACGAATCTTGATGTAGTCAACGACCACGGCGTCCGTATTGGTGTCAGCGGTCTTTTGGATTTGCACATACGGTTGCAAGCCGCTTGTGTAACCAGACATGTCAAAAGTCGTTGACGCTGCGACACGCGCACCATCGACGTAAAAACGCACGTCGCTCGTACCAGCGGCGAAACTGATGACACAACGCTTGTAGGCGTTGATCAACGTCGCTCCGGTCGCCACGTCGTCGTTATCGGTCACGGCGTCGTCAGTTTCGACCACCAGCGCGGTCGTGCTGTCGGCACCAATGACACGGAACGAAGCGTGAGCCGCCAGCGAGTCAATCGCGTCGTTGCGAGCCGAGCAAAGCCCAAACGCCACTTGTGAAGCGGCGTCGAGTGCTGCTTGACCCATCTTGATGCGAAACTCGATGTCGATCAGCTTGTCGATGTCGTAGTTCAGCACATCGCTTTGGTACAAGCATACATTTTCGACTTCGCTGGTACTGGCAAGCGTGATGGTTGCTTCGCCGTTGGTACCGCCAACAACATAAGTCGGCGTACCAGCAGACGAAGTGTCCGCAATGTCCCACAAATCGCTGCCCGCTGGTGAAGCGGTGAGCGTTTGAGGACCAAGAAAGTCCTCGACGAACTCAATGAAATCTTGAATACCGGCCATTGGTAAAATTCCTTTCCTTTGGTGAAACGATCATCGCATTCCGCTACGTTCGACCGCTGGTTACGCACCGGCGTTCTTGTAGAGTCCACGGAAATCAATAGCTGCCACGCCAAACGTCTGACGGACCTTGTATTTGTAAACGTCCTTGCCGAAGTCCCATTCGTTTTCAAGAACTGGCGATTCTTCGCCTTGCAGGAACGACAACTCAACGGTGTCGATTTGGCTCGCACTTGCGGCCAGATACCACGCCGTCGCACTGTTGCCGTCCAATACGGGATCAACCACAACACGCAGAGGACGACTGCCGTTTGGCCCGTAAATGTTCAGCGTGTTGCTGTTGCCAGCAGCCGAACCGCCAGCAGACGGATCGGCAATCGAACCGACGACTTGCAGTGCGGTTGCCGCAATCGCCGCAGGCACAAGCAAGAAGCTCGGTTGAATGTTCAAGATCACGTTGCTGTTGAGACCTTTCTTGGTCATCATCGAAGTGAACGCGGTGTTCAACGTTGTCACGCTGATTGCACCACCACTTCCGGCCAAGTTGGCGTGACCGCCTGCGGTCGTTTGTGCGGTCGTGTTGAACAACGCCCCACCGTCAGCCATCGCGGCGTTGGCGGTCAAAACGCCGTACACGGCAGCATTTTGCTTGCGTCGGCACGCGGCACCCTGCATCGCAGGAATCCGGCTGATGGCGTCCAGGTCGTCATTGACAACGGTTTCCCAGGACACGGTGAACACCGAGCCGTATTTTTCGACCTTGTACGATTCCTTGGCATCGCTCATTTGCGATTCTGGGTAATCGTGATTTTCGGGCACCACTTCGGGGTTTCCGACTTCGCTGAACCGAATCCGGTTGATCGCTTTGAAGTCGGCAACGCTTGACGCTTGCCGTGCCCAAACGCTCCATGTGTACGGAGCCTCGTCGTATGCCGCGAGTAACGTCTTGTTGGCTGCGTCCAACATCAAGTTGGCGAAGCTGCCGGTCGTGTGGTAAGCGTCACGCTGAATGTTGAAGCGGTTGAGGGTCGAAGGATGACCCATCGCCACCATCGCGATGTCTCGCGAACTCATCCGATCAATGTTGACGCCCATTCGCTGAACGAACTTTTCAGCGGTACGACGCAAGCCAAGATTGCGGAAATCCTCAGATCCGGCGGCAGGTGATTCCACCGAACGCTGCACACCGGCAGACTGAAACGCACGTTGCAACAGTCCATCGCGTGCCGCACCGTAGAATTTGTCGGTTTCGCTCTCGGTCACTCGCACGTTTCCCATCTCCTTGTCGGCGGTTTGGCCGATTGCTTTGTTGGCGGCTCGCTCGATGATCTTTTCGCGTGCAACGTCCAGCGGTGCGTTGCTGTCGACCAATCCGTCAGCGAACGAACGCTCGATGCCGAGCTTTTCGCAAGCCGAGTAGATTTCACGACGTCGCTCGCGATCCGCTTTCAAGGCACGATCAATCGCTTTTTTCATTTCTTCCGGTTCCATGCCGGTATCAGCTTTTTCGACTGCCATTTCTTCGTCCTCCTGTGGGGGTTCTTCCGGCATGTCCATTTGTTCCACTGGCTCTGGCTCGACAGCCATTTCCGGCTCTTTGGCCGACAAATTGCCGACGACCCACGCGAGAACAGTGTTTGGTTCTGAGAGTTCAGCGGGCATCCCCATTGCAGCAAGGGATTTCAGCAGCGCTTCGTCCATGTCCATTTCCCTTTCAATCAAGTTTGGGATGTCTAAGTAACTGCGACGAACAACGCTTCGCTCGTCGGCTCCTGTTGCACAGATCGAAGCGTCGGTCGGCATCCAACGTGTCACCACGCTTGCCGGACCTTCAATCACCGTGCCACGTTTCGTCGTGTAGGTCTGTCCGCGTTCAACGAAAAAACCGTCAATCGGAATCGCTGTCACCGAAAAGTCATTAAGATGCCCTTCGCGTGTTTTGGTGTAGGCTTCTTGGCTGCGTGCATCGCTCGCGAAATACGCCTCGCCAACAAGTTCGTCGCCTTCAATTCGCATCCGACGAACGCTTCCAAGGACGTTGCTGACAGTGCTTCTGTCGTGCGAATCGACGATAGTCATGTGATTGCGACCGCCGCGAAACTCTATGCCGTCCATCGTCAGCACTTCGCGGATCACCATGTCACGCGATTCGTCGTACCTGTCGACAGGATTTTCGGTCGCAATAACGCACTGCACCGATTCGCTGCCCGCTGTTTCGGTGCGAACCGTCGCGAGACGCATGACCAGTTTTTCTTCAGGCACGGGCGTTAGTCGCGACAACTTCACTTTGCCTTTTCCGCTCATACGGTCGCCTCGCTTGGTGGCAACGAATCAACAGAGCCGTCCGAGGCGTCTTTGATCAGTTCGGCAATCATTGCGTCACCGAGTCCAATGCCTGACAAAAACGCACGCACTTTGGCTTCTGAAATCACGCCAGCGGCGAACTCGTTTAACAGGTCCTCGATAGCTTTGCGGTTGTTTTGGAATTGCCGTCGCCCAAGTTCGCTTAACTCACCGCTGCCGCTTGTCATTGGTGCGGTTTCAGCCGTTTTGGCGTCAACCTTGGCCTCTTCAAGAGTCACCAAACCGAGTTGACGCTTCAGCTTTTCTTCCTTGGCCCGCTGGTAGAACACCTGACGCCAGTTGCGTCCGCGCGAGCCAAGTTCGGTTTGGTAGGTGCTTTGCAATCCTTCGATGGATGCTTGGCTTGCTGCCTGTTCGTTTTGCGGATCAACCCACTCCCATTCTTGCGTTTGCCATTCGACCGGATCGGCGTTGCGGCGGTCGGTCAACAGATCCGCCATCGTTGGGAAGTGCTTGACGCCAGAAAGTGCAGCCGCTTCGGTAAACCGATCTCGGATCGGTTGGCACATGTGGTTGATCAAATACTTTTGCCAGCAACGAAACCGTCGTCGGTCCTCAAGTTGACTGGTCCGGCTGCTGCTGTAATTGGTCTTGCTGTAATCGCGTGCAACCGTTTCGTATGACAGTCCGGTTCCAACCGCGATGCCGCGAAGCATCAGATTGATCCAAGGCTCCGACGCACTGTTTGGACGCCCTGGATTGATTGACTCAATGGATTCGCCTGGACGTAGGCGGGCAATCATTGCCGGTTCCAGGTACTCGAACGTGTTTCCGTTGGAGTCGATGCTGTCGGTTTCTGTCGTTTCGCCTGACAACCCTGGAAACGTCCCTTCGGTTTTGATCGCAACGCCGAAGCACGATGCGACTGCGGACGCCTGAAGTTCGTTGTCGACGTACACGCCGAGGTCGCGAATCCATGACATGACAGGAGCGAACCAAGTGACGCCGCGAGTCTGGCCTACGCGGTCGCGGCGAAACAAGTGAAGAATGTTTTTTGCTTCGATCCGCTGCGGCGTCAGGTTCCATCCCTGCGGTGCGTTCGGATGGTCAGGGTAAATCCAGTACGCAACAGGCTTGCCGAGTTCGTCAAGTTCGACTCCACGAACGATTCGCTTGCCACCGTCGCGGCTGATCGCATAAGTGTCTTTATCCGCTGCAAGGCGGTCGGCCTCGACCAACTCAAGAGCGAACGGAACCGGACGACTGATGCCGCGAAACTCTTTGCCGCGAGTCGTCACCATGTGAATCAGCACTTCGCCAGCTTCGACGATTTCACGCTGCACCATTCGCTGCATTTCGTCGAATGTGTACTGACCGTTGATGTCGCACACTTCGCACCAACGTGACCACGTTTCGTCACGCAGCCAGTTGACGTCCTCGACGTCCGTGCCGTCCTCCATTTCCATCATCGACTGAGCCGTGATGCCGCAGCCAACGACGCTGCTGACGATGGTGTCGACGACTCCCCAGGCGTAGGCGTTGTCTCGAACCATCTTGCGTGCCCACGCCCGCAGGGAGTCAGCCCCAAACGGACCCATCAGTTCGGTGTCAGCCGCTTGGTTTTTCGGTCGACTGTGGTTCGTCAGGCGTGACGATTCGGCACCTTGGTACGCCCGCAGCACCTTTCTGGCCTGCGAACGCTTAACGCCCCACGATGGCGAAAATGTGCCAATGAGAGAATCCAAGATGCCGCCAATCATGATCGCGGCCTCTGGAATTTGGCGACTCGTAAACCGCCGCCATTGTCACGCTCGATCTGCGTTTGCAGCAGGCGGCGTTCATTGAACAAGTCTTTGAGATCTAGCTTGGTGACGGTCCTCGCACCGATTGAGTACGACGACGCACCGCCAGTCAGCAGCGCTTCAATCGCTGAGTCGATTTGTGCCAGTAGGGATGCCGCTGTCGCCATGCCCTTTATCGTCTGGCAAATCCAGCGGTAAACCTATGGTTTTTGTGTCTGCGTTTGCTATAGACATTGCAATTTGGTCCGCTGAAATGGTCTGCGTCCAGGTGTTTCCGCAAAATGAACACTTGCAGTAGCGGATTTTGCCGTGAACCGAATACACGCGAGAGTAGTTGGTGTTGGGCTTGCGGACGCTTTGACATTCGCTGCAAGGTCGCGGAACGAACGCACGCGGCTTGACCTCCGCTTCTGGCGGTTTCTTGCGTTTTGGCTTTTGTCTCGTCATTGTTTTGCTCATCTGTGTTCCTTGCTATCGCATCCCTCGGACCCAACCGCCGGGACGGGTTTTCAGTCGCACACCGTGCTGACGCTTCTTTGGTGCTTCCTTGCGTTGTTGGATCGTTTTTTCGATGTGCCTTGGAGACACCTTTGGCCCTTCAGCCTCCGACAGCAAATGGACGCCGGTGAAACGACCGGCAGCGGCAGCGTTGTAAGTCGCATCAAGCCAGTGGTTGTTGGCGTTGTTCACGACCCAATATGTTTTTGCTCCTTTGCCTTCGACGAACTCGGTGACAAGTTCCTCGGCAACGATATGGTGTGAATAACTGGTGTGACGTTCGTTACCTGGCAACGCGAACAACGACAACGCACCACGACGAAGCATGTTGTCGTCGTCAAACGTCGGTGCCATGAAACGCTCATGCACCCACTGTTTCCAGTAGTCCGTATTGAGTTCAAACAACCAAACGCCAGAATCGGGCAGCAGTTCCGCGTGCATGTTGTCGCCAGCCTTGGTCGTCGCTGTCGATTTTTTTCGTTCGCGGTATTTCCCGATTCCTTTCGCAACGTGAAACGGTGCCCCAACTTCTCGGACGAATTTATATGCAGCGTTCGTAAATGTCCCGGCATCGACGAACACGCAATCGACGTTACGAAGCTGACCGGACGCATCGACAAACTCGGTCTGCAAAAGTTCGTCTCGCCAGTTCAGCAGAGTCTTGTAAATTTGCGGTTCGCTGGCTTCGTTATCCAACGTTCGATCCGTTCCGTAAACCTCCGCAACGCCGTAGTCGACGACGCATCCGCCAGCGCCTTTCCACCACGCACA